CAAAGGTGAACCACATGACTGAACAGATCTATCTCGCTCTTCTTTTCATTGTGCGCGACTTACTAGCCGCTCACTTCGATAAAGAGGTTGATTTCGATCTAGGCGATAAGGCTGAGACCCCTATAAGGGATATCTTTACCTTGATTGCCGAAACGTTCGCGTCGTCATCTAACGATGATCGTGTTGAACCGGGTATAAGTCAGGCTAGCACAGCTGATGAAAGCCAAGTGACGTTACACGAGGAACACTTCGTGATTTCTGAACTTAGTAATGAAATGGGCGGAGGCGGTGATAATACTGCTGCTCCGGTATAGAGATGCCCACGAATATTTCCTATTCGGATAACGTGGCTATACGATCGACTCGAACCTCCACTGTAGGTACCATAGCTCCTTGGTCATTGACGGGTAACTACCCGGACAATTACCTTCAGAAGTCTGGTAATACGTTTAGTGGCGGGCTTCGAGCGGCACGTGCTTTTGCTGCATCTCACGGATATTATCCGCAGAACTCATTCTCCTATTCAGCACGGAGTTTGGATTCTTATACCTTAGGGACCGTCACGGTAACCCGTGGCCTACCTTACACCGGTAGTGCGGCCGGTACCTATGTGACCAATGACACACTTTCTCTGGATGTTGATTGGAGATCGCAGTCGTTGATCGATGGGAACTTAGTCAATTTAACTGCCAAAGCTACTGCTAACGCCAATGCGAAAGTCCGCGATCAGAAAGTAGGCCTCGGTGAGGCTCTTGCTGAAGCGGGAAAAACTTACGATATGGCGGCGAATATGCTTAAACGGATTACTCGTGGCTACGTCTCCTGCCGAAAAGCAGTGAAACAGCCATCACAGTTCGTCAAACATGTTCGTGAAGCAGCTCGGCACTTCGGTTGCGCTCCCCTCCTTCGAAAGAAGGCCAGGAAAAACGAAACGCCTCACAACCTGTGGCTTGAATATCGCTACGGTTGGTTGCCGCTCGTCTCTACTGTTAAAGGGGCTGTTGAAGCGCTTGACCGTGGTTTACGGTCAAAGGATCAGATATTGGTCGTCCGCTCTACTGTTTCAGAAAAGTGGAACGTGACGACTTATACATCTAATCGAGGGGTATCATACCCATCAAACCCAGGTTCCAGATACGGTGTCGCAACGGCACCCCTTGAACACAACTATCGTAATCAATTAATCGATAAACGAATGGTTGGGGTACAGATCGGTTATATCGTTAAGGTGACCAATCCTAACTTAGCAGCCGGTGGACAGCTGGGTTTAGACCCAGTTACAACCGGTTGGGAACTTGTTCCCTTCAGCTTCGTTGTAGATTGGTTTGCGAATGTAGGCGACGTGATAGAGCAACTCACGGCCTTCAATGGCGTTACATTCCTTACGGGTTGGAAAACAGTCCGTAGGTCATGCAAGCGCTACGCTTCACACCAAGTTGTTGACATACCGTACACGTCTGGACATACAAGGTCAGTAAAGCCTAGTAGTTCAGTTTCTGACTGTATAGACATTGTCCGTACAGTTCTGACAACACCTCCTGCCGTTGGGCTCTATCTTAATAATGGACTCAACACCACGCGGTTCTTCGATGCGCTAGCATTAGCGGCGCAAAAGGTTTTCCGCTAAACGCTCTTTGAAAGGAACAAATCATGGCAGCAGCTGCCAATCTCATTCTTCTAAACAACGCTGGCGCCAACGTCACCTACTACCCGCAACGGGTCGTTACTGGTGATCAAGCAACTTACGTTGATCGGACGAATACTGTTCTCGCGGCTCAAAGCAAAGCCTCCCTGTTTTACAAGGAGTCTTTGACGACTCGTAAGGTTTCGGGTAAAGTTACATTCCCGGTTATTAATGCCACTACTGGCGTACTCTCGTACACCTGCCTTGGCACCTTCGAGATCGTTATTCCACTTGTTGCTACATCTACGGATCGCTTGGATGTTCGCAAGCGTCTTACTTCTCTCGTCAGTCACGCCATTGTTACTTCGGCGTCTGATGACGGTGAGATGCCCTGGTAATTTAGGGCTGCCGTAGTTACGCACCTTCTCGCAATAATGCTTAAAGGAGTAATTTAAAATCATGCGTAAAAAGTTGAAGCAACAAGAGGAGCTTCTCAAGCTTCTTGAACGGAATGTTAAATTCTGTCCGAAAACCGCTGCGCGTCTGCTATACAAGGGCGTAAACACCCCTTTGTCGCAGAAACTGCTCCACCATCTGGAAACAGATGACTTACGCTCTATCGTGTCGATGAAGTGTGACCCTGCTAACTACCAAGATGCAGAGTCTTACTTTTTAGACAAGATCGCCGTTGACTTTCTTCGGAAATACCCTTTTAGAGGGATGGAAGATGAAGCTCAATTAGCGGCCGAGCATACGTTCCTTGACTGCGAACGTATTTGTGGAGCTACAAATGACTTCTTCAGAACCTGGCTTGCGGGACGATGTGATGTCGTGCCTGCCGTCGCTAGCATCCTTTATGATGCTCGATGGAAAATAGCGAAAGTTCTAGGTAAGTTAGATGTTGAAGAGTGGATCTCGTCATGCAGGTTCGGCCCTGGTGTTGCATTAGGGTCGAAGTCTACTTCTGATTTTGATAAACTCTCCGATGACCCCGGTACTACCGAGGAATTCGAGCGCTATGTCCTCTGCTTCCTTTCGGAATTCAGTGGATGGGTGAACGCCTGGACTTATAACGGTGAAATACCCGTTGTTCAGTACAAGGTGTATCCCGGCGGTAAATTTGCAACTGTTCCAAAAGAAGCCTTAAAAAATCGATGCATAGAAACACAACCCAGTGTTAACGGGTTTGCCCAATTAGGGCTGGGATCATGCATTCGACGTAGGCTATCCGCGTGCGGGATCGATCTGAACGATCAATCTCGCAATGCTGAGTTAGCTCGCTCGGCATCCATTAGTGGTGATTTAGCCACCTTGGATTTAACCAACGCTAGCGATTTAAACGCTACGGAACTTTGCCGGTATTTACTACCACCGGATTGGTTCCATGCAATGGATATCTGCCGTACCCACCGTATCCTTTACAAAGATAAAGTGGTCGAGCTTCAGCGTTTCTCGTCTATGGGTAACGGTTTCACTTTCGAGTTAGAATCCCTGATATTCTGGGCCCTTTCTCTTTGTGCAACTCGTTATGAGGCAGATTATCGCCTTAAGACGAAAGACATCGTAAGCGTGTACGGGGACGACATAATTGTCCCCGTTTACGCATACGAGCGGACCGTTCAGGTGCTTCGCGTGTGCGGTTTCATTCCAAACACACGAAAGTCCTTTAACACCGGACCTTTCCGTGAATCATGCGGATCGGATTGGTGGAACGGAAGGAACGTACGTCCCTATCTCCTTAAAAAGGAAATCAAAAATGTTCCGGCACTTATTACGCTGGCTAACGGAGTCACTCGAGCTGCTCGGCGTCTCAGTGGCCATTATGGCACTGATCGGCGGCTTGCTCCTGTTATCCTATACTGCCTTCGTAGGATTCCAGCCTACCTTCGGCGCAGGATAGGTTTCGGTGAAACTGAAACCGATCAATACATCCTGCATCGGAGAGTTAGGCATGGTTATGCCGTTGCATTCGACTCGACGCGGATACCAATTCAACACTGGTACCCCGCACTTGCTACAGCTTTATACCGTGGCACTCGAGTCCAAAGGACGTACACGGACGAGGTATGGGATAACCCCATTACTCGTCTATCAAGGGCTGTCGACTATTACGCAACAACGTCAGTCAGCAGCTCCAACGGCTTAATCACAAATTACAAACGTGACTTTGGTCGTTGGTCCTTGAAGTTGCAACCCTCTTGGTTCTTAAGTGAACCTGAGGTTTGGAGAGGCTGGTGCTAGGGGGGCAGTAATCCCTTTACGCTCTAGTTTGATATGTAATC